GCAGTGTACAAGCCTTTACTGGGCAATGACACATACAGTTTGGGCTGTCTAAAATATTTTTGCAATGGATTTGGGCTCATATAAACTCCGTATAAATATAACATAGGTATTTATATACGCAGTTTTCCAGGAAAAATAAAATGGCAACTAAAGACGAAACCACAGACATAGTAAAAGAAGTATTGCGAACTCTACCAGCGCAGCGAGGACCAGATCTAGGTGCGGGAGGCGGAGCAGGTTTTCTAAAAAATCTAAGCGAAGGTGCTAACATTGCTGGCACCGCAATCAGAGGACTGGTAGAAGGCAACGTCAAGTTTGGCGATACTGTAGGAGGTGTTGGACAAGTTCTTGGAAAATTTGGCACAACAGGTAAAATTGCAGGCGATGCATTGTCTTACATGGGCAAATATGCACAACAGTCAGTTGATGCCATGCGAGATTTTGGTAAATTTGGTGCCGGATTCAACGGTGATGCCATTGCCATGCGCAGCAGTATTGCACAAACCAATATGAGTTTAGAACAATACGGCAAATTCTTAAACAAAAATACCAGTATTCTCAATGCCATGGGCGGATCTGTTACTCAAGGTGTTGCAAGATTCAATGAATTCAGCCAGGCATTTTTTGATCAACAGGCCAAACAAGGCGATGCATTTGGATCTGTTAGTGATCAGTTGAGAAATTTAGGAATGACTTCGGAAGAAATCAATGGCACACTGGCTATTGAGTTGGCGTCAAGACGATTTCAAAACATGGAAGATACCAAAAGTAGAGAAGCAGCCATTGCGTCGGCTGGCCAAATGGCCACAGAGATGGATAAAATTGCCAAACTTACTGGCAAAAGTAGAGAAACACAGCAGGCAGAATTGGCAGCATTAGAAAAAGACGGTCAGTATCAAGCAGCCATAAGATTAGCACAGCGTAACGGCAATACGTTTGCTGCTGAGGGCATGAAACAAGCTATGACCACCATGGGACAATTTGGAACACCTGTACAAAATTTAATGAAAGATTTTGTAGCATTTGGCACAGCAAGTAAAGATACCCAAGATACATTAGCAGCATTAGGTCCTGCAGGTACTGAATTGCAAAATGCCATTCAGATGGTCAAGTCGGCAAAAACAGAAGAACAAAAAATTGCTGCTCAGGCTGCATTAAAACGTGCAGAAGAATCAGTCAATGCTGAAGTAATCAGTGAACGTTTCATGGAACAAGCCCAGTTTGGCATTAAAGGCTACAAAGGCGTAGCAGACAGCACAACTACTGTGGCCGCAGGCCTGGACAAAGTGGCTGCAGAGAACAACTTAAATATGAATTTAGACTCTGATGCCCGTAAAGCTGCTCGGATTCGAAATGCACAAGTAGAAGAAGAACAAAGACTTGCAAAAACACAGGCAAAACCAGGTGAAGCAGATGCTGGCAAAGCCACAACCCAGGCAGTGGTACAGTTTGAAAAAGTCATGCAGAGCAGCAGTGCTGCAATTCAAGAACAGTTTGTCGACAGACTGAATAAAGACATTGCACCGGGCATGATTGAATTTACACAGTTTTTGAAAGCGCCCGGACTCAGTAGAGAACGTCAAGCAGGTGCTGTAGAAAAAGGATACACTGGAATTAAAGAAACATTCAATAACCCAGGCAGTCTAATTCCAGGAAAAGATCCTAATAATCCCGATGCTGGCCGTAGACCGGGAAAGCCAGAATCAGGAAAGCGAGAAGAGCGCTCAGAGGGAACCTACGGTGCTGGAAAAATGTTTGAAGATGTTGGATCAATACTAGAAATTACCAAACCTGGCGAAGTTGTGCTAAACGGCGAACAACAAATGAATCTTGCCAAAGGCATGATGGACAAAGGTGCTGCCACTGCATTTAATAACTTGTCAAAGAATTTAGATCTCAGCAAACTGTCAGCAGGCATGCCCAAAGTAGATATGCCTAAATTTGATATGCCTAAGTTTGATATGCCTAAGTTTGAAATGCCTAAGTTTGATGCCTCGGCACTCAAAGGCACAGTAACTGAAAACGGTAAGACTAGAGAAATGTCTCAGGCAGATTTAAGCAAAGCCACAAATGATATTAGCAAAATGATGGGCAATCTTGATTTGACTCAACTGAGTAAAAAATTTACTACTGAGATTAGTTCAGTTACTGGCGGTGACGCCAGCACAGTCAAAGGTCCAGACATAAAAGAATTATCAAAACCTTTTGAAAAATCTTTTGCTGATATGCCTGCAGCAGGTTCACAATTGACACAATCAGCATCTGTTGAAAAACTTGCACAAGAGCAAGCATTAGCATCAAAGAAAAAACAAGCAGAATCCAGTGTTGAATCTGCTAAAATTTACAAAGACTCGTCTGAAAAATTTGTTTCTTTCTTGGAAAAAGACATTGCAGCCAAAGAACAAGAACTGGCCGCTACTGACAGTGAAAGAACAAAACGTCGATTAGAAAATGAGTTGACAACTCAGCGAACCAAGTTAGATGGTGCAAAATCTCAAGTGATTGAAGACACTAAAAATTTATTAACTGCTGAAAAAGAGTTAATTGATGCTCAGCAACAATCTGTTGCTGCAGAAACCAGCATACGAGAAGAAACTATTCAGCAGACTAATAATATTGCAGAACAGACACAGTCAATGTTGGCAACTAAGAAAGAGTTTTCTGATTCTGAACTACAACAAATTGGACACGAATTATCTACATTGGCCAACGAAAAGGAAGTTCAATCAATACGACAAGCCGGTGTTCAGGCCGGCCTAGACAAACTTACTGCACAAAAAGATATCTACGAAAACAATCAGAAGTATGATGAACGAGACTTAACAGAGTCTACTGAAGAACTTGCAATGTTGCGTAATAGAATAGACAACAGTGAATCTGCAGAAGAAGTATTAGAATTACAAAAACAAGTAGACATCGAAGAAGCACTTAATGTCTCATTACAGAGAAAAATTGCAGAACGAAATCAAAATATTTTAGACACCAATGCTGACATTGCATTAAAAGAACAAGAGTTGCTAGATCTTAGAGAAGAAATGTCGGACACTGAAATTGCCATTCAAGACAAACAGTCTGAACTGTTGGATCATGTCAGCAACCAAGGCGAAATAGCAACAGAGTCTGACGAAGACTTGGCATTGTATGGGGCCAATCAACCAGAAATTACTGAAGAGTCTCCTGGAGATTTGGCATTGTATGGTGCTAATCAACCAGAAATTGCTGAAGAGTCTCGTATGGACTTGGAAAATCAGGCACTTGGAATCACTCGTCCCAAAGCAGATTCCACCAATGCAAAAAATAAAACACAGACTACCACAGGACAAGATCCATTTTCCAGCATGCTGGATAGATTCATGGGACCAATGGCTAAACCAGCCAGTGCCACTGCTGGCGTTGATGCTGCCAAGAATTCAGCAGTGAAAGATGCTGAGAAAAAAGATGCAGATGCCAAACAGGCGCAGACTGCTAAAACAGCACCAGCAACAGCAACTGATGCCAAATCAAAAACTGCCACAGGCAGCGGCAAAGAAGCATCCATGTCAGACCTATTGGCCAGCATGGAACAGTTAAATATGCAAGTAGGCAAATTAACTGGCGAAATGTCTAGGTTGCCAAACTTGATGGAAAAAGCAGTGTCAGCAACCAAAGCGTTGAATGGCAATCTTAATATGAGAGTATAATTATGTCGTGGAAAAAGTATTTTACCCCTGTTAACACCGGTGCCCTAACTGACGGCACATGGAGTCCTATGAGCAGTCAGAACTCCAGTAGACCAGGGCCTGCTAGAACAAACTACAGTAGTTTTTTGCCAGATGTCTATACAGGCAGTCCCAACAGAGTTGAAAGATATTTACAGTATGACACTATGGATATGGATCCAGAAGTAAATGCAGCATTGGATATTTTAGCAGAATTTTGCACACAGAAAAACAAAGAGAACAACACACCGTTTAATTTATTTTTTAAAAACAAAGCAACCAATACAGAAATACGTATTCTAAGAGAATATCTGCAACAATGGTCAAAGTTGCAAGAATTTGACACACGAATTTTTAGAACCATTCGTAATCTTTTCAAATATGGCGATGCATTTTTTGTACGAGATCCAGAAAATCAAAAATGGATGTACATAGATGCTGGAAAAATTACCAAAATTATAGTCAACGAAAGTGAAGGCAAAACACCTGAACAATATGTGATCAAAGATCTCAATATCAACTTGAAAGATCTTGCGGTGACCATGATTCACCCCAACACAACCAACACACAGAATAGAGGAACTACCTATGCTGCCGGCGGCAGTAACGGCAGCGCAGGTCCTGGAGGTGCATACAATGTTTCAACTGGATCTAGATTTGAATTAACACAGATGGAAGAAGCAGTAAATGCTGAACATGTGATTCATCTCAGCCTCAGTGAAGGACTGGACAACAACTATCCGTTTGGCAACAGTTTGTTAGAACAGGTATTCAAAGTATTCAAACAGAAAGAATTGTTAGAAGATGCTATCATTATCTATCGTGTACAACGTGCTCCAGAACGTAGAGTGTTCTATGTAGACGTGGGCAACATGCCCAGTCACTTGGCCATGGGATTTGTTGAGCGTGTTAAAAATGAAATACACCAACGTAGGATTCCCAGTAGTACTGGCGGTGGCACTAACGTTATTGATTCAGCATACAATCCGTTAAGTATCAATGAAGATTACTTCTTCCCACAGACTGCTGAAGGACGAGGAAGTAAAGTTGAAACTCTACCAGGAGGAACGAATCTTGGTGAGATTGACGACTTAAAATTCTTTACAAACAAGTTGTTCCGTGGTTTAAGAATTCCCAGTAGTTATTTGCCCACAGGTGCAGACGACAGTCAAGCACAGTACAACGATGGTCGTGTTGGCACAGCATACATTCAAGAATTTAGATTTAACAAATATTGTGAAAGACTACAAAGTTTAGCAGCCAGTATATTTGACGAAGAATTTAAATTGTATCTACACAACAGAGGAGTCAATATTGATTCTAGTTTGTTTGAATTAAAACTACAACCTCCAATGAACTTTGCAGCATATCGTCAAAGTGAAGTAGATGGCCAACGTATCAATACATTTAACACTATTCAAGCAGTGCCGTTTATTAGTAAACGCTTTGCATTAAAACGATTCTTGGGATTAAGCGAAGAAGAAATGGCAGAAAATGAACTGCTGTGGAGCGAAGAACAAGGCAAGAGTGATCCAATACCCACAGACAGCAGTGGCGAACTGAGATCTATTGGCTTAAGTCAGGGAAATATTGCCGCTGATGTTGATGCTGCCACTGACACCGAAGGTACTCCTGAACAGGCTGCAGCAGTGCCAGAACCTGGTGCTGAACCGTTACCAGTGACTCCCGCAACTCCGCCAACAGCATAAATATCATATGATTCTAAGAGAACTGTTTTACGTCGACAATGACAAAAAATCTCTGGCTAATGACATGAGATACGAACCTCGCCGCGACAAAACTGCTATATCTAAAAACGACACTAGAAAAACTAGATTAACATTGGGTCAAATTAATCAATTGAGAAAGACTAGTGAAGCACACATCTTAGAACAAGAACAAGAATTGCAATTTGTAAAAATAATGTATGGTGCTCCACCTCCAGCACCACAATAAAATCTCTTTGATAAATTAATACAAGGAGAATAATATGCGTTGTTTTGTGCTAGGCAACGGCAAAAGCCGTCTTGCAATTCAGCCCCCAGATCTAAAAGCATACGGAAAAATATACGGATGCAATGCTCTATATAGAGAATTTGATCCAGATTTTTTAATTGCAGTAGATCCCAAAATGGTTATGGAACTAAACAGTGTTGGCTATCAACACCAGCATTCAGTGTGGACCAATGGCAATGCTAGATACAAAGCATTTAGAGGATTCAACTATTTTATTCCCAGTCTAGGATGGAGCAGCGGCCCAACAGCGTTGGACATGGCTTCTCGATCAGGTGTGACCGAAATATATATTTTGGGATTTGACTATGAAGGTGAAAACGGCAAATTAAACAACGTCTACGCCAACACAAAAAATTACAAATTGTCTAGCGATGTAGCCACTTACCACGGTAATTGGATGCGACAAACAGAAAAAGTTATTCGAGATAACAAACACATAAAATATTATCGACTAGTCGGTGATAAATATTTTGATACAAATTGGCATTTTTCAAACTTTAAGAATTTAAATTACACAGAATTTAAACAACTCTTGAAGACCTGGCCTAAAAACTAGCATTTTTAGGC